GTAATACTTTAATTAAAATTGTAATATGGCGTAATCATAGCGAAGTGTCAAAGTTACATCAACTGGGTCTGTAGTATTTGCCCAATCTAAATCACCAAATTGTGCGTTGGTAATCCAAGTACCTTTAAGTGTCCACTCTTCAACCTTATCACCTACTGGTCCTAATACATTAATTGTTACATCTTTTTTATAAAAATCTGAGTATCCATCTCTACCTGTTACGGATTCATGAGATAACCGAACCCATTCCATACATGCTTGTGCGGCTGATGGAACAACAGGATCATAAAGTGTAATTTCTAATTCTTCCCATGCTCCCTTACCTTTAACATATCGTTTAACATTGATGTGGTCAAGTTCAATCGTTTCAAAAGCGATTGTAGGTCTGTTAGCTGTCTTAATAAGATAAGCTGGAATACCTTCAATGTACATGATGTACCGATTTTTAGTTTTCGGTTCAAACGGTGTGAACATTATTTCAGAAGGATCTAATAAGTCTGGCATCTTTAATCTCCAATAAGTTTAATTCTTCAACTATAAATATCAAAATTCTAAAAAATCATCATAATCATTTTTCTTAGTTTTTTAGAAGTTTTTTATATCTGTCGTATATAAATATATCAGGCAACAAAAAACCCCTCAAAAAAGAGGGGCTTTTCATTTATTAATCTATGTGATTAAACTTACGCTGGGAAAGTTGCTCCCGTTGGAAGTACCACGAAGTCAAGTACGATAAACTCTGCGGTTCTCGTTGGTTGGATAAAAATTTGTCCAATCAATTGATTTCTATCAATCACATCAGGTGTGTTATTGGAATCATCCATAACTACCTTAAATGCTGATAAACCACTATTAGCTTGTACTGATTCTAAGAACGGATTCACAATGTTCAAGAAACGATTTCTTGTTGCTGCTGTGTTCTGTTCAAAGACTAAGTATCTACTTGAAGATGCGATAAACTTCTTCAGTTTAATTAACAATCTACGTACATTAACCCTATCGAGTGCTGATGGACGACCTTGTAAGGTCTTTTGTCCCCAAACTACTACACCTTGACCTGGGAATGAAGCGATTGGATTAACTCTTTCTTCATAAAGTGTATCTCTTTCATCATGAGTTAATCTTGTCTGTGCTTCTAATACTGTAGTCAAACCACCACGATTCAGACCAGCTGGTGCGAACCATTCGTGTGCTACTTTATCTGTGAACGCTATAGTTCCAGGTAAAACACAAGAAGGTGGGACCCAAACAGGTAGTGCCGTATTTCTATCAACAATCTTTACCCAAGGGTAATAAGTTGCTGCGTAGTTTGTATCAAGTGCGGTAACTGCTGCGGTTGCAGATGATATTGAACCACCTTGAATACCACAATCTAAAATATAGAATGCATCACCACGTTCTTCACATTTTTGTATCGCGTGATTTGTAATCTTCGGATGTAAATTGTGAATAACACCAGGAGTTACTAACATATTCAAGTCAAATTCATCAGGATTACTTACTGCGTTAATTGCTTTCTTGTAAGCTACTGCTCCAGTTGCGGTTGCACTTGAAATGTCAAACCCTTGTGTGTTTGCTGCTGTAATACTTGCTCCTGTCAATTTTGGATTTGCTGGGTTATCCCCATCGAATCCACCTTGAAATGGAACAACGAACTTTCTCTGTTTAATACTTGAAAGTGCGAGAGTAATCTTTTCAGTTCCATCTGCATAAGTATCTCCAGTTACGGATGCGTCTGCACTACCATTATAGTCTTCAAGACTCATAGTAGTATTTGCTCCATCTCCAGCTGCAGAAGGGTAAGGTGCCAAATATTGTTCTGCGTCGGCGTTTCCATAATCTACACCTAAAGGAACATTACTATCAAATTCACCCTGTGCGTTTGACTGTGATACCTTAAACGGCCATGCTGGAACTGACGAATCATCACTACCAAATGGGTTATTAATTGCTGCATGTCCCATTGGGGATAATGTTTTTGGAACTGATCCATCTGAAATATCAGAAAAATCTGATAAATAAATATGTTTAGATCTATTATTCCAATCACCATTATGAGTAAGTTTACCATTAGCGTCAATAGTTACATACCTATCTCCAATCCTACGAGCGAAGAAATTCGTACTCTTAGGATCAAAATTAAGTCCATCCCATTGTTCCAAGATGTTATCACTTGTTAAACCATTATCATCCATACCAGTTTGTCTTACTTGAAGTGAAAACTGTCCATAATCACTACCAGCTACTGTACCTGCTTTCTTAACATTCAAGACGACAATCTTATATTTGTTATTTACATCACTACCATGTGAACGAGTATTAACTTTAAATAAGTTATATCTTGAACCATTAATCAATTGTGATTGAATGTATGGTGTTGATGCATTTGAATATGCCGTTGGGGATGTAAAAGTACTAGCACTTGCACTTACTTCTGTTCCAGAAGAATATCCATTGCTACTTTGTGCATATTTAAAATTCTTATACAAATAAGCTGATACCGTATTCAAACCAGACTTCTGTACTTGGGGGTCTTTACTGAATACTTCTTCAACATAATTAGCACTTCCTGTATCAAATGATATTGTATATGAACGTGAACTTAAACCCTTCGCTGCCATATTACTACCACTTAATACAAGTGTTGCCGAACTCCAACTTCCAGTAACATTACTACCTTCCAAATCAGCTGTTCCATTTGAACCACCACGAGAAGGTAAGAACACGGCTACTGACTGTTTGGTTACAGTACTTGAACTTACCCATAGTGTTACTTGATCTGCAGTGTATCCACCAGTATTAAGAACGCGAACAACCGTAATTGTTCCTGCACTCCTTAAATATTGTTCTATCGCATACGGTGTGTAATATCGTTGGTCGGTTGATCCAAACATTTCTTCAAACTCTGAGAAATTACTAACTTGAGTAGGTACAAAAGCGGGACCTTTAACTGTTGGTCCAACTATACATGCTCCAATTGCAGCAATTCCTGCGGGAAGAAATGATAAATCACGTTCACGAGTAAATACACCCGGCGATACGATTCTTTCTGCCATTATTTTTCTCCTATTATTATAATTTAAATAACTAATTTAGTCATTTATAGACTACAAATATTTACTATAAATATCGCCTAACTTTCTCAAACGATATATTTGAAGGAGATTATTTTAAGTAGTTTCTGAAGCTTCTGTTACTTGGGCGGCGGCTGGTGCTGGTGTAAAAACTCCCGTTGCGGGGTCTAAATTACCAGGACCATACTTTTCATTCAACGACTTAACAATTTCTTGTTCTTTATCTTGTAACGCACTATAATCACTTTCCATCTGAATTTCAGTTGCATCAAGTGAATCTAATTGTTGTTGAACCAAAAGTTTCTGTACCTTTAATTGTCCAAATTGAGCTGATTTTTCAGAATAACCATCTTGTAATTCACGAAGTGATTGTAATTCTTCATCTGTGAATTTAGTTTCTGATGTCTTTTCTTCTACTTTTTTAGCCAAATTGGATTCTTCTGTTACGGCCATAACTTTTTCTCCTTATTATTGTTTATAACTAACTATACTATAAATATCAAGTAAATTACCTTAATTCACTTTTTTCTTTAAATTTTCTACTTCTTGTTTTAATTCTTTTATGGATTCTACTAATAATGGAATTAATCGTTTATAATCAACTCCTAAGTAACCATTTGTTCTTTCTATTACAATTTCGGGATGTACTTTTTGAATTTCTTGTGCCACAACCCCAATATCGTGTCCTCTTTCTCGTGCCCATTCAGGTGATTCTTCATTCCAATCAAATTCATAACCACTTATTTGACCAACTTTATCTAATGGGTCTTGAATAACTTGTAAATTATCTTTAAGTCTTTCATCAGAAGATGCATATGCTACAACATCACCACCAGCGTGTATATTTTCAGCAACACCAACACCACCATCAACTATAAGTGCTCCTGTTGTTTTACTTGTTGAAGTTGTTGTGTCATCTACACGAACTGTTCCGAATGTTACATCTGCTCCTGTATCAATAGATTGTGGAGTTGAAAGTGTAATACTACCACCACCATTTGTAACGGTTATTTGATTGGCTGTTCCAGTTAGAGTTGCTACGGTTGGGTCTGTACTGTTATCACCAATTAAGAGTTCCCCATTACCTAATACTGCAGTTGCTGTAATTGCTCCTGTTCCACTACCTAATAAGACACCACCATCAGTAAAGGTTGATGCTCCCGTTCCACCATCTGCTACTGCTACATCTGTACCACCAGCTCGGTAAATAATGTTACTCTCAATTTGTAAATCTCCAGCGGATGGTCTTGTTAAAGTAGTATCACTAGCATGACCGATTTGCAATCCTG